TCTACGACTCGTTGTACGGTTTCCCACCAACGTTCATTCTTTCCATCTTCCTTAATTCTTGAATAGGTTCTCATATAAACTAACTCACCCAATCCATTAAAACCAAATGGTGGTTTTTTTCTTTTGTATTTATTTATAAACTTTTCCGATAACGTAAATTTTTCCATCAAATATCCTTGTATACTATGTTTCCAATAACATTAATAAATATAATATATATTGAATCTATACTGTGATTTATTCAAATCCATCAACTTTTTTTTCCATATCATTATATTTGTTTGCTAGTTCTTTTCTCAAAAACTCTTGACTATTATCCATCTTATTCTGTACATCTTTTCCAAACTGACTACTACCCTCGTGTATTTTAACCACACCAATATTAGTATTTATGGTTGATGGATACGTAACCCCATCTATACCAAATCGGTTTTTAATTACATGAAATCTACCTGTGTTAGCAATCTTATCCTCTACTTTCCTGCTCATACTTATTACAAAATCAGCAGTCATAACCTTACTGTAATCTTCAGCTACCTTGTCAGCACCAATCACATCCTCTTCTAAAGCTGAACGATTAGCCTGTGAAGCAGTCCATATTGGAATCTGTAACTCACCAGCTAGTCCTCTCAAATCTTCATAGATATTTCCTATCGCATGTCTCTTTTCTTTGAAGTTACCAGTCGGCATTAAAATATCAGCATAATCTACTATGACCATATCCACTTCAGTTCCACTCAACTCTATATGTTTCAAGTGAGCTCCTAATGTTTGAACCGAAGCACCCTTTGTTGGAAAGTACTTTATCAATAACTTACCATTTAGTTCAAATAGTTTTTTATTGACTTCATCTTTATAGTATTTTATATTTGAAGTTGTAATACCACTAAATATAGAGTCATACCTCAACCCAACGTAAGTTTCATTCAACTCCAATGTATAATGAACTACTGTTTTCTTTTCACGAATTACACTAGCACCTAAAGCCTGTAGAGTCCAAGACTTACCGATACCAGCTGGAGCAACTACGACTCCCAATTCACCAGCACCTAAACCACCATCTGTTATATCATTTATAACATCCCACGGTGTCTTAACTGTAATTCTAGCAGAATCTTCCAATCTTAAATCTAATGATGGGATGTAGTCATGACCTAAGTCTCTTGAAGTTCCTGCTTTCATAGCTTCATCTATAATAGTTTTAATACCATCATAGTTTTTATTCTCCAACATATCAACAGATTCTAATATAGCATTTTTCAATGTTTGATTTTTACAGAAATCCAATGTCTCCGATTGTACAAATTCTAAATCTGTAGCTTCTATTTGTTTCCAAACATCTCTTAGTTTTTCAACAACACCAGCTTTCAATACATCATTATCTATCTCATCTGTTTTGAATTTTATAACTTCAAGTGTAGGTTGTTTTTTGTATTCGTAGTAGTAATCTCTTATAACTGTAATCAACCATTTATTAGAATCTGAATCAAACATAGATGGTTGTAATATATCGCTAATGGTTTGTAAGAACTTAATATCACTCATCAACGAAGCTACAATTTTAGTCTGAAACGATGTTCCGAATTGTGTTAATGTATCACCCATGTGTTTTCTCTGCGTAATGATTTAATTGATTAAAGTTAGTTGCTAACCAGCTAATTACATTTGGTAATGCTGTAAATAGTTTATCTTCTAAGAACATTTTCTGAAATTGGAACTTGATTAACCTATTGATTGGTTCATTAGCTTTATCTATTATTTTTGTTTTAGTTGAACCTGAGATATCTACATCCGATAACTGCATTAATTTGTAGTTTAATTCTATCATATCTTTTGAATCTGGTAAAACATTAACAACTTCATCCATATCAACTATACGATTCTCTTGTAGAAATGGTAATTTCTTCTTGATAGTTTTTAAACCCAATCCCCTTACACCAGGAATATTATCAGACTTGTCACCATCTAAGACTCTGTACCAAATGTAGTTATGTGAATTGATACCATATTCATCCATAACCATTTTTTCATCATACATTTTCTTTTTAGTTGGACTCCATATCTTTATTCTTTCGTCAGCTAATTGTAAGAAATCTTTATCAGTTGACATAACTGTAATCTTGGATTCGGTAAGAACTTGTCTACATAGATAACCAATTGTATCATCAGCTTCAATGTTATCATACGACATAACAGTTATAGGAAGTGTTTCTAAATATTCCACACATCTAGCTAACTGCATCATCATATTTTGTTTCTCATCTGCTTGTGATGCAAAATCATATGCACGATTTACTCTGTATTTAGTTTTACGATTTTGTTTGTATTCTGGAAACAACTTGCGACGGCGATTAGAACCACCCTTACCATCAAATACTATAATGGTACGGGTAGGTCTAATCATATTTATAGTGTAACCAATACTTCTTAGAAAACCAACTATTCCACCAACGTGAATTCCATCATCATTGGTAGTTGGTATAACACTAAACACTCTGATAAAAGTATTTAGGCCATCTATTATAAGAACTTTGTCATTAGGTTCACCACCGTCTATTGAACCACCATTTTTCTTTATCTCTTCAAATATAGATAAATATTTCGCATTACTCACTCAGTTCCTCTTCTACTGTAACATCATCAATTCCAAAGTTTTTTTCGTATTTTAATATGACTTTATCACAGATGAGTTGATAACAATAAGACTTAAACTCCTTATCTTCAAGAAGAGCAGACCATTCTTTCGATTGAAATTTTACTTCTTCACCATTATGGTCTTTCATCGTATACCAAGCACCACCAACCTTAGCAATTTTGTGGTCTTTAAGAACGTGTAACCAACTACCCACATCATCAATACCACTTTCAAAGTAAAGTTCAAAATCAGCATGTCTCATAGGTGGCCCTAATCGATTCTTGATAACTTGAGCTCTCATCTTCATACCAATAGTGTTCTTTTTGGTATCCTTTATTTGACCAAGATTTTTCAATCTGATTCTAGTTGATGCATGAAATGGTAGAGCTTTACCACCACTTGTAGTCCACGGATCTCCAAACATTACACCAAGTTTTTGACGTAATTGATTTGTGAATACAAGAGCAATTTTCTGTCTACCAATCATTTGAGTAATCTTTCTCATTGCTTTGGAAAGTATGATAGCCTTAGAAGTAGCCCAACCATCTTTGTCAAACTCAGCTTCTAATTCTACCTTAGTTGTAGCAGCAGCTAGTGAATCCACCAAGATAGTTACTAACCTATCCTTATCTGATTCACGAACCTTAGCAACGATTTCTTCTATAGCTGTAAATATATCTTCAACGGTTTCTAAATGTAGATACAACATACTTTCTACATCCACACCAATTGAACCTAAAAATTCAGTACTAACAGCAGTTTCTGTATCTATGTAAACAGCTACACCACCTTTTTTCTGTGTCTCTGCTAATATATGAGCACCGATTAAAGATTTACCACTACTTTCTAAACCATTTAACTCTGTAATTCTACCAACAGCAATACCACCATTTGGTTTATTTGATATTACTAAGTCTAACATGGTAGAACCAGTTGAAACAAAATCTTTAATATCAGTAGGTGTTGTGTCTGAACCATCAAGGAAATATGCTACTTTCATATCCTTGAATTGTTTATTAAGGGTATCTGCTAAGACACCTGCTAATTCATCTCTTGTTGACATATAAGTCTCCTAATTGAATAGTGGGCAGTATAATTTACTACCCACTATTGTTGTTTTTATTTAATTGTTAAATAAATCGTCAAATGCATCTGAAGTTTTCTTAGAATCAAAACTAGAAGCTTCAGCTACTGCTGATTTCTCTTCTTTTTTAGTTTCTTGTTCAGTTGTCGAACCACCATTCAAGTAATCATTAAGAGCTTGTGTTAGCTCTTCATATGATTGTTCTTGATAAATCTCAGTAATGTTCTTCTGAGATTCTGTTAGTGTTTCGAGTAATGACGCATCTTCCGTTATAGGAGTTTGATTTGGTTTAACTCTGATTGATGTTGAGGGAAAGGTCTTACCTGTTTCCTCAGCGGTTTTGAATACTACAGCAACATCACGACCATTTACTGCATCGGTAATATCACCATAATCTGGATCTGCGATTATAGAAAGTAGTTCTTGATAAACTGTCTTTCCAAATCCCCAAAACTTAACACCTTGATTTTCTTCACCACGAACAACTACAGGAGCATATGTCCTCATTTTCGCTTCAACCTTTCTACCTAAACGGTAGTCATCTTTTGAACCAGTTCCTTTGAGTTTTTGAGCAAACTCTTCAATAGGATCTGGACGACCAAATGAAATTGGTGAAAGATAATTCTTTCCACCTAAATCATAATGAAAATACAGCTCGATGAAAGGATTGTCCTTATTAAATTTATAAGGAACGATTCTAACGATTTGATTTCCTGGTGATGGTTTCCATAAGTTTGAAGTTCTGTTGTTTGATGTCTGAAGTTGACTAAGGCGGTTTTTGATTGCATTTAAATCCATTTGTAATTCTCCATTGTTAATTAGTTATTTGTTATTTGTTAATCAAGTGTAACCTTGATACTTTTATAAGTATAATGAAACATTTCAAAATACAATTATTTTTTATCGTTTTCCCATGTTTTTACATTTACTATCGTGTAAATTCTTGTTGGTATTTTATTAAGACCATCTTCATTTGTAAGCAGTAAAGAGTTTTTATAATTCTCCCATTCTATTGGAAATCTCTTATCTAACCTACCACCATTCAACTCACGAATTAAATCATTGAGTGCATTAATTGTATAAAGTGTATTGGTGTGTTTCTTTCTGTGTAACGAAATGGTGTCTGGTATGCCTTGCATAAAATCTTCATCGTACTCTACATTATAAGTACATATCAACTGATGATGGTCGTTTTCATTTTGAAATGCATATATCTTATCAAACACAATGTCATTACATGCTATGATAATATCTATGGTTTCATAGAATTTATTTCTTTTTGTGAATGTGCAGAGTAGTTGGGTTTTCATTTACCAACTCCTAGCTTATTTCGTTCTTTGGAACTTATTTCTGGTTCAGGTGGATATTCCTCTTTATTAGCATCATACAACTCTTTTGCAAAATCCTTTGCAATAGC